CGGGGGGTATTAGCGCTTTTACCTCCAACGTAAATGTGGATTCCGGCAACGGGATGGGAGGAATTCAGGTTAACGCACCTGTGACGATTATGCAGGATGCTGGCACTGGAAGCGTTAGTAATGCCAACACGGCCGCCACGGCAAAACAGTTGCAAGCCATTGTTCAGACCACTGTTACCGACAGGCTGAGGAAAGAAATGTCGCCCGGCGGACTCCTTTATAGGGGATAATATAAATTAAAAATTGGTGCTAATATTGAGTCATCTTACTACGGGAGGTGTTAATGGATGGCGGCGGTTTTGTATGGTATTTGATAGGATTGGTGGTAGGGATAGTAATTTGGTACTTCGTTAACAGAGCCAGCGTGCGAGCCAACAGGCAAATCGAACTTCTGGAATCTATCGATAATAAGTTATCAAAAATCATTGATCCTGCGCATGATATGACTGGCGGTAAAGATAAGTCGGCTGAGGGGTATCTTGCCGAGGCCAGAAAAAAAGCAGGCCTTAACGACTAACCACCTTCGGGTGGTTTTTTATTGTCTGGAGAAAATATGGCAATCGACACATTTACCTGGTGTCCGCAGGTGCAGGCCAGCGAGCAGCTGGCGGTTGCGACACTTCAGGCTCAGTTTGGTGACGGATATAAACAGGTAGCCAGCGCAGGGATAAACACGGCGGTGGAAGTATGGGCGCTGTCCTGCAACGGCAATAAAGCCGACATGCTGGCGCTTCGGACGTTCCTGAAATCGCATGTGCTGGCTTCGTTCTGGTGGACTAACCCCTGGGGCGAAAAACATCTCTACCGGGTGAAGCCTGACTCCATTAATCCTAAATTCATCAACGGTAACTTTGCCGAAATTGCTTTCACATTTGAACAGGCCTTTGCGCCTTAACTCCTCTCTCCGGCAACTGGGTCGCTCATGCGGCCTTTTTTTATGGGCTGAATATGAGTTTTACACAGGACATACAGCAACTCGAGCCAGGCCAGCTTATCCAGCTTCTGGAGGTGGACGGCACCGCTTTTGGCATGGATAACGTTTTACGCTTCCATTCACATAATATCCCATCTGAGGGCTGGGCTTCATTCGCAGCGGATAATCTACCGTCGATAATCTGGCAGGGAAAAGAGTACGAGCCTTACCCTTATGAGCTGAAAGGGCTGGAGCTTTCCAGTACAGGCTCTCAGCCCACACCGACACTTTCGGTAGGCAACGTTGGCAACTACGTAACGGCGCTGTGCCTGCAATATGACGACCTGGTTAAAGCGAAAGTAAAGGTTCACACCACGCTGGCTAAATATCTGGACGCGGCGAACTGGACGACCGGAAACCCCAATGCACAGCCGACAGAGGAGCGCGTTCAGCTCTTCTATGTGAACGCCAAAACTACCGAAACGCGGTCACAAGTAGATTTCGAGCTGTGTTCCCCCTTTGATGTGCAGAGTCTTCAGTTACCTTCAAGGCAGATTACACCAGTCTGTACCTGGTGCATGCGTGGCTGGTACAGAACGGGAACGGGCTGTGACTACAACGGTAACCGCTATTTCCTGAAAGATGGCACGCCAACCGACAACCCGGCGCTGGACGTGTGCGGTGGTCGCCTCACCGATTGCAAATTGCGTTTCGGTGCCGATCAGCCACTGCCGTTTGGCGGCTTCGCCGCGGCAAACCTTCAGGGCAAATAATCATGCGTAAAAAGATAATGACCGCGATAAGCGCGCATGTTGAAGCGGAATATCCGAAAGAAGCATGCGGAGTCGTAGTGCAGACTGGCAGGGCGCAGAAGTACGTACCTTGCCGGAACATCTCCGACACACCAACCGAAAGCTTCACCATGGCGCCGGAAGATTACGCTGCTGCGGAGGCTCAGGGTGAGGTGCTGATGATTATCCACTCCCATCCGGACGTGGTTCATCTCATCCCATCCGAGGTTGACCGTATTCAGTGCGATCACTCCGGCGTGGAGTGGGGGATTATGTCGTGGCCTGACGGCGATTTCTGCACTCTCTCCCCACGTGGTGACCGGGAGCTGGCCGGGCGGCAGTGGGTGCTGGGTCACGCTGACTGCTGGACACTCATCATGGACTATTACCGGCAGGAACACGGTATTGAGCTGAACAACTGGTCTGTCGATTACGAGTGGTGGAAAGACGGTAAAGAAAACCGCTACGACGATAACTGGAAGGCGGAGGGGTTCATTGAGGTTCCGGCTTCAGAAATGCGCGAAGGTGACATGATTATGATGCGGCTGCAGTCGCAGGTCACCAACCACGCCGCCATATATCTTGGCGACAACATCATTCTGCACCACGCCTTCGGCAACCTGTCGGCGCGGGTGCCCTATGGCAAATACTACCGGGATCGGACGGTGCGCGTCGTGCGCAGAAAGGAGTTGATGGATGCTTAAAACACTGACGCTCGGCGGCGCGGCGGGCAAGAAGTTTGGCAAAACGCACCGGTACCACGTTGCCGACCTGCGCGAGATGCTGCGCGCCATGTGCGCCACCGTACCGGGATTCAAAAAGTATATGTCGAACGCGCACCTCAATGGCGTGCGCTTCACGTTCTGGTGCGGTAGCAACAATATCGGCCTGGCGGAATTTGATATGTCGGGCGGCGCGGAAGAGTACCGTATGATGCCGGTGATTGAAGGACGCAAAAGCGGCGGCGCGCTGCAAATTGTGGTCGGCGCGGTGGCGCTGGTCGCTGCGTTCTTCACTGCCGGTGCTTCTCTTGGCGCATGGGGCGCAACGATGGGGTTGGCAACCGGCGCGGCGGCGGCAACGGGCGGAACCGCGCTGGCGGTAACTGCCCTGACCGGGATGGGCCTGTCGATGATGCTCGGGGGCGTGGTGAGCATGCTTACGCCGCAGCCAAAATACGATATTGGCTCGGCCTCCAGCACTGACAACCAGCCGAACTACGCTTTTGGCGCCCCGGTTAACACGGTGGCGATGGGTTACCCGGTTCCGCTTCTCTACGGGCAGCGGGAAATTGGTGGCGCCATTATCAGTGCCGGGATCTTTTCCAGCGACCAGCAATAAATGACATCAGATTCAGGCCACCTTCGGGTGGCTTTTTTTATGGGTGAATTATGCAGCTTATTCAGGGTGCGACGCTTATTCAGGGCAGTAAGGGTGGGGGCGGAAGCGCTCACACGCCGGTAGAAGAGCCGGATGATTTGCTTTCGGTGGCAAAGCTCAAGATGTTGCTCGCCATCTCTGAGGGTGAAATTCAGGGTGAGCTGACGGCACAGCAGATATATCTCAACGATACACCGCTGGCTAACGATGACGGGTCATACAATTTCACCGGTGTTAAGTGGGAATTCCGTACCGGCACGCAGGACCAGGCCTATATTCAGGGGCTGCCCGAAATTGATAACGAGTTAAGCATTGGCGTGCAGGTTAAGGCTGCATCGCCGTGGGTGCGCCAGTTTACCGACCTGAACCTTGATGCGGTGCGCGTGAAGCTGAGCCTTCCGGTGCAGTATGCCTATAAAGATAATGGCGACATGGTGGGGACGGTTACGCGTTATGCCATCGACCTGTCGGTGGATGGCGGCGCATGGAAGACAGTTGTTAACGGTACTTTTGACGGAAAAACCACCTCGGAGTACCAGCGCGACCATCGCATTGACTTACCGACCGCGAGCAGCGGCTGGTCGGTCCGCGTGCGCCGCATTACTCCTGACTCTACCTCAAGTAAGCTGGTTAACGCGTTCAGTGTTTTTTCTGTGGCTGAAGTTATCGACAGTAAGCTGCGTTATCCCAATACCGCACTGCTGTATGTTGAACTGGATTCCAGCCAGTTTAACGGCAGCGTGCCGAAAACGACCTGCAAGCCGAAGGGAAAGGTGGTTCGCGTCCCCACCACCTATGATCCGGTAACGCGCACCTACAGCGGCACCTGGGCGGGCGACTTTAAGCTGGCATATACCAATAACCCCGCGTGGATTTTCTACGACCTGGTGCTGGATGAAATTTACGGCATGGGCAACCGTGTCGATGCAACCATGATTGACAAGTGGGAGCTGTATTCCATTGCGCAATACTGTGATGAAAAGGTACCGAACGGCGCCGGCGGTACCGAACCACGGTTTACCTGTAACGTCTACATCCAGAGTCAGCAGGATGCATATAACGTTCTGAAAGACATTGCGGCCATATTCCGGGGCATTACGTTCTGGGGCAACGACCAGATTTATGTGAAGGCGGACGTGCCGCAGAACGACGTGGATTTCGTATATCACGCTTCTAACGTGATCGATGGTCTGTTTACCTACGCGGGCGGGACGTATAAAAACCGCTACACGTCATGTCAGGTATCCTGGTCAGACCCGCAGAACCACTATTCCGACACGATTGAGGGCGTTTACGATACTGACCTGGTACAGCGCTACGGCGTGAACGAAACGCAGCTGACTGCTATTGGCTGCACATCCCAGAGCGAGGCGCACAGGCGCGGCCGCTGGGCTATCCTGTCGAACGCGAAGGACGGGACTATCTCGTTTGGCGTAGGCCTGGGCGGTTATATTCCTCTGCCGGCAGAAATCATTGGTGTGGCCGACCCCTTCCGCGCCGGTAAACAGAATGGTGGCCGCGTCAGTGCCGTTAACGGGCTGAGCATCACGCTTGACCGCGCCGTGGACTATGCCGCTGGTGATCGCCTGGTGCTGAACCTGCCGGATGGTACGGCGCAGACCCGCACCATAGCTTCCGTCAGTGCAGACAAGAAAACCGTGCGGGTAAGTACGGCATACAGCCAGGCGCCGGTAGCCGGGGCGGTCTGGGCTATCGACAGCGACAGTCTGGCTATTCAGTACTTCCGCGTCACCTCCATTGCTTCCAATGACAATGGCACCTTTACCGTGTCCGGCGTGCAGCATGACCCGAACAAATACCGCTTCATTGACGACGGTGTGAAGATAGACCCGGCACCGATTACGGTGACGCCGCCTGGCGTAATGCAGGCTCCGGAAAACATTACCATTGCCGAAGTTGATCACATTGCTCAGGGTCTCACCGTCGCTTCCATGCAGGTCACGTGGGACAAGGTGGAGAACGCCATCAACTATGTCGCTCAGTGGCGCAAGGATAACGGTGACTGGGTAAACGTGGGTCAGGTCAGCTCACAGGGCTTCACCATTCAGGGTATTTACACTGGCGTTTATGATGTACGCGTCCGGGCCATCAACGCCATGGATGTATCTTCACCATGGGGGTATGCCGAATCAACCACGCTGAATGGCAAGGTGGGCAAACCCGGCACGCCGGTAAACCTTATCGCAACCAGTGATGTGGTATGGGCTATTGATATTAAATGGGCCTTCCCGGCGGGAGCGGGCGACACGGCTTACACAGAAATTGAGGTGGCCACCACCGCAGACGGACAGAACCCGCTGTTTCTTGCTTACGTACCTTACCCTGGAGTCAGCTATCAGCACGGACCTATGCCCGCCGGTGTACGCCGCTGGTACCGGGCAAGGCTGGTTGACCGAATCGGCAATAAAGGTGACTGGACAGCTTTTGTTGAAGGCGCATCTAATACGGATGCCAATGACCTTATTGGCAGTGTTGTTGAAGAGTTTATGAACTCCGCTGACGGTAAAGCGCTGCTTGAGCCATTGGTAACCAGCCCCGAGGCCATCCTGCAGGACGTACTGGCGACCTATGACTCTGTAAATCAGCAGTGGGCGAATTACGGAGAGAACCGCGCCGGCATTATCCAGGCTCAGAAGGTGGCGGCCGACGCGCAAAGTTCCATAGCCAGCCTGAGAACCGATGTCACAGCCCAGTTTGCTGACCAACAGGCCGCTATTCAGCAAAAAATGACCGCATATGCCGATGCGTCAGGTGGTTCAGCTATCTACACCCTGAAAACAGGTATCAAATATGGTGGAGTAAATTATGATGCCGGACTGTCTGTTGCGGTAACCATTAACGGAACGCAGGTTGATACGCGGGTAGCCGTGAATGCCAACCAGTTCGTCGTGATGAGCGGCAGCGGGAATAACGTGTATTCACCCTTCGTCATTAAGGACGGACAGGTACTGATTAGTCAGGCATTTATTGGTGAAGGATGGATTACTAACGCCATGATTGGCGGATATATCCAGTCCAACAATTATGTGGCCAATAAATCAGGCTGGAGGCTGGATAAAGCGGGTACATTTGAAAACTATGGCTCAGAGGGAAATGGCGCACTGAAGCAGACCAATGTCACTATCAGTGTACGCGATGAAAACGGGCGCCTTCGCTGCCAGTTCGGAAAAATTACAGGGGTCTTCTGATGATGTGGGGTTTTCAGACATGGGATGCAGCCGGCAAAGCGAATAATTACGGGCTTGTGCCGGTGACTGTGGTGGGGAAGTTAGCCGTTGCATTCGAGCAGACCTCCGGGGCTACTTCTTTTCAGGTGCCTTCAGGTTATGCTCTCGATTATATCCAGTGCCCGACTGAATTTGGATTTACGCAGGTCAGGCGCAGCATCACCATTAACGGAGGCAATGTAACCATAGGAGCGGCAGGACAATCGAGCTATGGTTTCGGCTCTGAAGGAGCGTGGGCTGCAATAATCGTATTCTACCTGAGGAAGCTGTAATGTTTGGCGCTTTAATAACAGCAGATGACGGCACTTCATTTATTACTGATGAATCAACGCCAATAAGTTTGCAAGGAGTTTATACTAAGGAAGGAAGTAGTAAAGTCACGCAAACTATCACAGTTAATTCTGAAGACGTTGTATTGCCGTTTTGTGTATCCACATGGAATACATTTTTTAGCTATAACATAACAGGACAAACATTAACTGTTAACGCCTTTGCCACATCAGGAGACTCCTCCGTATTTTCATTTACGTGTTATGTATTTACTACTCGCGCCCAGCCTATCCCGAAATGGGGCGTGGCGATATGGGACACAAAAGGGAAGTGCATTTTGACAAATGAAACAAAAGTACTGACCGATATTATAACAGTGGGGCAGCGGGGAGGCGCCAACTCAGGTCTGAACATTAATCAGACCTTACCTGGGAAAATAGCAATTTTGCCAGATATAGCTGGATTTTGGGTTGGTGTTTACATGCAACGTCCGATTCAAATTGGATTGGCAATGGGAGCGAGATTTGACGGAAAAAATACAACAATCGCCCCGGTTGCCAGCTCTGCTCCTCCATCAGGTGCACAGATGGGAGCCCCCCTGGACTCAAAGGTGTCAGTGAGGGCCATAGATGTATCCCGCTATGAATAAATAAAACAGATCAATCTGAATACATCGATCGGTTTTATGAATTTCCACACAAATGAATATTCATTTAAAGTCTTTAGTAACAATCTTACTGGGACAGAAAAATGAAAATGTTTTTCGCTTTATTTATTTCCGTTATGATAACTGGATGCTCATCACTCCAGCATAAACAGGAACCAGTTTGCAGTGGGATAGCAAATGTCGGCGGAAAGAATACAACGGTTCATATTTACGGTGTCAGGAAAATTTCTAACCAGACACAATACAGAGCTGGATATCCTTTTAACTGGCAGTGGGTTGGAAAGGAGAGTTTTAAAACAACCACCTGTCAATAAACATTAACTAAAGAAAGCCGCCCCATTGGGCGGTTTTTTTATGCCCGGAGATAATTATGCCAGCAGGCACCATCAAGCTAACAAACAACTCAGCTGCCGTTACTGGTACCGGCACATCATTCACCACGGAATTAGCAGCAAATGATTTTCTGGTCGCTGTTGTGGGCGGGGTAACCTATACGCTCGGCGTTAAATCTGTTGAATCTAACACCGGATTAACTCTGGCAGCAGCCTATAACGGACCCACAACAACCGGCCTTGCATGGACGCCAGTACCAAACGCAACGCTCGTTGGAATTACGGCGCAGGTAGCCGCTGATGTGGCCAAAGCCATTCGTGGAATGAATCTCGATAAAAATAACTGGCAACAGGTTTACAGCGGAACGGGAAATATAACGGTAACGTTGCCGGATGGCAGCCAGTTTACA